GCTGTACTTATGGTTAATCCTGCTGCTCCTGCTGTTTCATAATCTGTTCCAAGGCTTAAAGTTCTACTACCAGTACCATCTTGTATAATCATTATTACACCAGACTGACCAACTGATTCTGTACTAGGATTAGCTAAAGTTACATTACCAGTAAAAGTTAATACAAAGTTAGAATATGTATCAAAATCTAAAACTGTAGAGCCAGTTGCGTTTGCAGTTTGTGTACTACCTGCTGCTCCTGCACCCATAATTAGTTTACCCTTAGCCGACATATCAAATGTTGCAGGTGTAACAGTAGAACCACCATCATTACCTTTTATTAATAAATCTTTATCTGATACCTTAGTTTCAATTATTACATCGCTAGAACTGTTATGTACTCTAGCCATTTCAGTGCCGTCATCTTCGTAAATAATACCACTACCAGCAGTGCCTGCATCTAAAGTTATACCACCTGCCGATTCAATATTAATGCTATCTACGGCAGTACCATCAGACACAATGTCTAGGTCACCATCTGCATTTGAATTCACATAAGTACCAGCATCATTAAAAGTTAATTTATTAGTACCATTTAAAGTTAAACCTGTGCCGTCCGTATGAGTAAGAGTTGTATCGTTATCCGCTCCAAAACCTAATACAGAACTGTCTGTGTTTAATTTAACATCGTGATTAAAAGTTGCTGTACCTGCATCACTACCATCTAAAGTTAACATAGTAATGTCGGCAGTATTATCAGTACCTTTAAATATTATGTCTGTGTCATTACCTTGAGCATCAACAGTTATATTACCTGTAGAAGTTGCTAGAGTAACTGCGGCATCTCCTGTTGTTAAATTATCTGCGGCTAATGCATTGGCTACAAATAAATCAGAAACAGATATAACTTCATCACTACCATCACAATAAACCATGTTTGATTTAGTAGTTGGTATAGTAACTGTAGCTGCTCCAGATCCTTGTTTCATAATAATACTGTATCCACCACTTGTAGCATTTTGAAAAACAAAATAAGAAGTAGTAGTTGCAGGAGCTATAGTTATTGTACAGTTTTGACTTAAAGTTCCTGTAAACTTTATAATTCTATACATACCATCTTGAACATTATTTCCTCCATCACTTGGAGAACCTGCCCTAACAGTAAGTGTTGCTGTAGATGCATCAGATAATCCTACTGATTTGTAAGAAGCTATTCTATCTAAAATATCTATATTGTAATTTGTTGTTGTGCCCCAGGAGCCTGACTGCTCACCTGTTGCTATTTTTTCTATTCCAAAACTTGTTGTAAACGATGATGCCATATTTTATTCTCCTATGCTGCTATTTCTACCCAATTAGGTGATTGTGAAGTATCTATTTTCTGCCACACAGTTACAGTGCTTATTAAACCATTTGCGCCAACACCTGTTACTATTATTACAGCAGAAAAACCTACGCTTGCAATATGAGATGTAGCGGATACAGAAGAAACTGAAACAGTAACACCTGCTCCTTCTACTACTGTTTCACTACCTGTGGCACTTGCAGCAACTACTCCTGTTGCTGATACTGTAACACCTGCTCCTTCTACTACTGTTTCACTACCAATAGTACTTGAAACTTCTACTCCTGTTACTCCAAAACCTAACCCTACATCAATATCACTAAGTGTTATTGATGCTTGTACTCCTGTAACAAAAATAAGAGCTTGTGGTATTATAATATCATTAATAGCACTTGAAGCTTGCACTCCTGAACTAATTCCAACAGTTATACCCCCACCTTCTTGTATAGAAACGTTAGATATTGTGCTTGAAGCCTGTACTCCTGTAGCACTAACTGTAACTCCAGTACCTTCAACAATTGTTCCAAAAACTGGAGTTCCCCAACCACTACTACTCCAAGTAGATCTACCCCATCCTTGATTACCAATATCTGTTGTAACAGATACTCCTGTTGCACTTACTGTTACATTTTGAGCGGCAGTAACAGTTGCACTACTAATTGTAGAAGCAGCAACAACACCTGTTTCAGATACAGTTACTGCAAAAGTGCCTTCACCCCACGGACCTGCATTAAATGTAGATCGCCCCCACCCAGATAAAATTGTTCCTGTTGTTGTAGCAACACCACCCATACCAGAGTGATTCGTACAATAATAATAAAGATCTGGAGCAGAAGCAGCTACTGTTATTTGAGTATATGCACCTGAATTTCCTGGAGTTCCTGATGTAGTTACATTAGTAGTGTATTGAGATCCACCACCATGTGTTCCATCATCAGTAGTCGAAAACCTAAATGGATGACTACTATTAGAGTTATCAGACTGATCAAACTTATAAGTTGCTCCCTCAAATAAGTTTAAACTAGCTTGTTGATTGCCATTTATAGCGTATTTATTACCGCCACCAGTACTTACAACGGTAACGGTGTAAGTAAAATGAGACATACTAAGCTATTCTAATAACCGCGTTATTTGCATCATTAGCAGGATATTGAATAGTAAAATCTCCAGAACTAGAAGATTTATCTGATCCAAAATTTAAAACAGCAACTGATGGTTTAGCCGCATGAGTAACTGTTCCAGCAGTACCTGCATTTGTTAATGAATGATTATATATAACTGCACATCTAGCATTACTAATAGTAGATGATGAAAAAGTAGTGTCTGCAAAATCTAAAAAAGCAGTAGGAACAGAAGATGAGTTATCTGTTAATCCAATAGTTACACTTCCTAAAACTTGACCTCCTGCGGTATAATTAGTTCCACTAACTTCATTAGTACTTGTATACCCTGTTAAATCTTCATTAGCATCTGATCTACTTGATGTAAACATTGCTACATAAAAATTGTCTGCTGAAATAGAAGAACCATCTCCACGAGAAGATGTTGTCCATCTATGAACACCTGCTAATATTTCTTTTTTAAAACTTCCACACATTGCTTGATTAATAGCCATTTATAACCTCCTTATAATTTCAGCCATGTCTTCTTGACCTTGTTTCTTCATTAATGCCCAAATTGTTGTTCTTTCACTTTGAGCCATCTTATTCATATAAAAAATAAGAACTTCTTTCAACCTATTTTTATGAGCAATAGCTTGATCTCGTATGACAGGAGGCGCACTATCGCTAACCATCATTATTTTATTTAAAGCCATTTCAGCTATTTCTTCAGGGCTATGACCTCTATTATTAGATGTGTAAACATTTACAGGTCCTAATTCACTAGAACTTTTATTATCTAACATTAAGCTATATCCCTTCTAAGGTTATCATATCTGTAAGAATCTCTTGTATCTCTTCCTTCTCCAAGATTTTTTAACCATTTTAAGGCTTCTGCATATCTTGCATTATATAACTGTAACATATCTGCTTCGCCTTTCATAAATGTATACGCTTCAACTAAAGAACCATATAAAAGAGCTAATTCAGCATTAGTTCCTAACCAAGATGTTCCATCAGTTGAAGCAGTAATTGAAGTTGGCCTATAAAAATAATGTAGTTCCATATTAAAACTAGCATTAGGAGTAGGAGCTAATATAAAACTAGATTCGTCCCAATTAGCGTAATACAAAGGAACACCAGTTGTAGCTGGATTAGGAGTGTAATCTTGTAAAAATGTTACATGTTTATATAATAAAAATTCATTTTTTGAATCGTTTACTACACTTAATGAAAAAGGCGATAAAAAATCATTAAGGGGTTTATTAAGAAATTTGTTTCCATTATTTGTTTGCCCTGATACATACTTTCTGAAAAAAGGTAATTCGCATTCTTTTAATATTCTTTCTTCTGCATTAATAATAAATCTAGATAATTGGGAAACAAAAGTTGTTTCTGTATTTTGCGTATAATCTTGTATAGCTGTTTTTAATGTTGTAAATGTATATGCCATTTTATTAACCTATAGGATAACTTGTTAAATGTGGATCGTCAACAGGTCCTGCGGTAGCTTTTACTCCACCACCTGATATACTTCCTATAGTAGCAGTTTCTCCACCAGTAGCTACAAATGTATATGAGTTAGATGTTACTAATGTACCTGTAGGAGCTATAACAGTAACGGCAAATCCTGTGTTTGTTTCTAACATAGATTTAGTAAAACCATCGAAAGCATCACATATTCTAAAACGAACAATATCTCCTGTAACTTTATTATGACCAGGTTCTAAAACAGTAATTATATTAGACCCTGCATCACCTGATGTAAAAGAATTAGGGTTTAAAATAACTTGAGATGGGGGTTCTTTTCTGTCTGTTCTACTAATACGTAGAGCTTCTGGATCAGGCTTTACTTTTCTTGGTTGTATTTGTGGTTGTTTAGGCTCATATTCATCTTTTCCTACAAAAAGACCATTCCATTCTTGTATCATATTTTTAACTTTATAAGATCTGCCTGATCTATCAGATATTCCTAAAGCAAATTTACCTGATGCATACCTAGCCATTTAAATTACCCTTAATGATGAGTAAGAAGGAACTAATCTAAGACCTGCTCTTTCTCCGTCTTCGGAAGCGGCTCTTTGAAACTCTTCTTCATAAATATCTTTTAAAACACCTATTCTATTAGGGGCTCTTTTTACAGCTATATAATAAGATAATCCTGCTACTAAACAAGGTAAAAAACGAAAAGGAATATCTCCTGTATCTACTGAAGAATCTGCATCCTGTATTCTTCTTACTCTATAATAAATAAGTTGATCGGTAGAATTTTCAGGAGAAGGCCAAACAGTCATAGTAGGAGTTATTTGTCTATCTATATAAAATTGAGTAGGTCTTCCTTGAGAATCTTTATCTGATATAGCTAAATAATCTCCTCTACTTAATCTAGTAGTAACTGTATCTGCACCACTTCTTCTAATTGCCACTTCTAAAACATCTACTGTTGACTGCGCATCTGCTAAAGATACCGCAGAAGAAAGAGTTGTTGTTGCTCCACTACTAGATCCAGTTAAAGTTTCAGTAGCTGAAAAAGTTCCTACAGGAATAGTAATAGTCATAGAGGTAGCAGTAGGTTTTGTTATAATACTAGCAGTAGCTCCTGAAGTTCCTCCTGTAATAGTTTCTCCTACTGTAAAATTAGCAGAAGCCGCTACAGTCATAGTTATAGTTCCTATTGGATAGGTAGCTACAGAAGAACTAGAAGATAAATAAGCTAAACTTTGAGTTATTTCTTCTACCGTCCAAAGATTTAAACCTCTATTTGCCCATTCAGCAAATAAAAGATTTAAAGATCTCCGGGCAGTTTTAGCGTCATAACCTGTTCTTAACTCTAACCCACATCTTTCAAAAGCCTCTTCTGCAACTTCTGCCATATCCAGATTAAAATCTGAACTTCCTGATGTAGTCATTAGTACTCCTTTATAGCTTCAATAATAACTGTATATGTATCATTAGATCCTTCACCGTGAGTTGAAAAATAAATATCTCCATCTGCACCAGTAGTTCCTTTAGCAGTATTAGGTATACCACCAAAACTAGTGAAGTCTAAATCACCTTGATAATTTGTAGGTAACTCAAGTAATAAAACATTGGTACTAGCATTACCTAATATTTTTACAGTTAAACCGTGAGTTGAAAACCATATTCTCGTTATTCTTACATTTGTACAAGCTTGACCTCTTGTGTTTGTAGCAAGAGCACTAACATCAATTTTTTTGACGGCAGTGCCCTCACCAGTATCCACATAAGTATGAACAAATGACTGAACAACTTTTTTATCACCATCTATAATAGTGGTATTAGTATTTGTATCGGCCATTATATTCTCCTATTAACTAGCTACATCGTAACCAAGTATTGTGATAACTAATTTACCTGCATCATAAGTTCCTGCTGTAGCAGTTCCACATGTAAGATACAAATATTGGTCAGCAGCAATTGTGCTACCAACTGTTCTTGAACCAAGAGTAGCATCACCACCATTAATAATTAAAGTTTCTGTTAAATCACCAATAGCTGTGTCTTCTACACCAGTTCCTTCAGTTGCTGAGTGTAAATCAATATCAGGGTCTCCAGTAGTAGGTGCTTCAAAACATTCCATAGTTACACCAAAAACTACACCTTGGTTTGCTGTTGTTACTCTTCCGATGTAAGCAACTCCTGCACCATCAGCACCAATAATATCTCCAGCTGTACCACCACAATTTAAACCAGTAAGGTCAATCATAATTGTTGTTTTAACTATATTAACACCAGTAGTTGTATCACTTTTAAATCTTTCTACTTGTGTAACATAAACTCCTGCTGTGCCTTCAATACCAGCATTTGCAACAGCTTCATTTGCCATTTTGTTTCCACTGGTAATTGTTATTGTACCAGTAGTTGCATTTTTTGAAACAGTCTCAAATCCGTTTTCAGATCTGACTGGACCGTTAAAAGTTGTATTAGCCATAATTTTTTACCTCTTATAAAGTTTTTGCCCTATGGTCGTATAAGCGTCTGCTAGGTCAGTCCACAGGGCAAGTTAAATCCTAGATTAAGCTCCTTGTGAGCCGTAAACACATCTTGGGTCTGAGAAACCAAAAGAGTATCTTTCTCTTGCTTTAAATCTCATATTTCCTGTGTCAAAGTCACCTTCCATCTTAGTAGACATAGGCATTCTTTCAAACTGAACGAAACCTCTTGGTGCATCTGTCTTAATAAAAAATGCATCAGTGTCTAATAAATAGTGGTTGACAGTATAACCTTCAGGAAGCATTCCCATGTTCTTCATTGCGTTAACGTCATTGTCAGCAGTCCCTGGTCTTAATGTGGACTCTAATATTCTATCAGCTATAAATTGTAGATTTGATGGAATTATTAGTTTTAAACCACGAACAGAAACTCTTAAACCACGCTCATCAACAAAACCAGAAATGTCAATTAAGGCATTTTCTAAGCTTGTTTCATTTAAATCAGCTGCAGTAGTAGGTTGGTTTCTAAAAGTGCTA